ATCTACATTAGATGTTGGAACTTCAGCAAATAATGTGGTACAATTAGATGGTACTGCAAAATTACCTGCTGTAGATGGTAGTCAATTAACAAACATAGATGCAGCTTCAGCTGGATTTGCAATCGCTATGGCAATAGCACTTTAAGGAGAAATAATGGCACAAAATTTTAGAAGATACACAAGCAATGATGTAGGAACATCAGCTGCAACTTTATTTACTGCAGACAGTTATGATACTGTTGTAGGTATTTCAGTTTCAAACGTAACAGCATCTGCTGTAGTAGCATCAGTTTATATTAATGATGGTTCAAACGATATTTATTTAGTTAAAGATGCACCAATACCAAGTGGTTCATCATTACAAGTTTTAGATGGTGGAGCAAAGTTTGTTGTTCAATCTGGTGATGCTTTAAAAGTAATATCAGACACAGCTTCATCTTTAGACGTTTGGGTATCAACAGTAGACGCAATAAGTTCATAGGAGAATAAATGCCTTTCATAGGAAACCAACCAGCATTATCTTACACAAGTTTTGCAAAGCAAGACTTCACTACAAGTGCGACTACATCTTACACATTAGATAATCCAGTTGCTAACGCAAATGAGTTAGCATTGTTTATTAACTTTGTAAGACAAGAGCCTACTACTGCATACTCTGCAAGTGGTACAAGTTTGACATTAACTTCGGCTACAAGTGCATCAGATGATATGTACTGTGTGTTTCTAGGTAAAGCTGTTCAAACTGTTAATCCACCAAATGCTTCTGTAGGTTTATCTCAACTAACTGCTACTGGTACAAAAGACGCAACTACATTTCTAAGAGGAGATAATACTTTTGCTAGTGCTGGTGGTACTAACACTCCATATTTTTATGGAGAACTAGCCTCTGATGCAACATTAACAAGAGCTACAACCACAAAAGTTACTGGTATGACAAATGACGAATTAGATAGTGCTACTGCATTTGATGGAACAACTTTTACAGTTCCAAGTGGTCAAGGTGGTAAATATTACATAGAAGGAATGATAACAGCTGATTATGGTGGTGTTGGTCAAGATGGAGAACAAACTATTGCATTTATATATAAAAATGGCTCTGAAATAAAATCAACAAAACATCAACAAACTTCAGCTGGAGGTTCAAATATGAGAGAAATAACAGTTCCTATATCTGGTCTTTTTAATTTATCTGCTAGTGACACAATAGAATTATATGCTTACATACAAGATTCTACTGGTGAAAATGCTGTTCTTCAAGCAGACTATGGAAGAACAAGTTTTATGGGTTACAAAATTATAGAATAAGGAAAATAAATTATGGCTTTACATTCATTACATTCATGCAAAGAAAATTTTAAGGAGATAAATTAAATGGCAATAACAAAAATACAATCTGAAAGTCTTAACCTAAGCGACACTTACGATTTCACAGGAACTGTAACTGGTGCTGGTGGTGTTAATACTCCAGCTTTTGAAGCCTATATAACTGGTGGAGACCAAGCAATAACACATGATACAAGTACAAAAGTTACTTTTAATGCTAAAGTTTATGATACTAATAGTGATTTTAACACTAGCACTAATAGATTTACACCGACAGTTGCTGGAAGGTATCTTGTTTATACAGATATAAACTGTCAAGCAGACATAGCACAATTAAATCGTTTTACTGTAGAAATTCGTAAAAATGGAAGTAGCAATAAATACTTATCAAATTATTTTAATAACAATCCAGCAAGAATAAGTCATTTATCAGTTTGTCAAGCAATTGACATGAATGGTAGTTCTGATTATTTAGAAATTTGGGTAAAATTAGAATATGCGTCATCTGGAAATTTATTTGTTACAAATGGTTCAGCAAGAAGTGGTTTTGGAGCATACAAAATAATAACATAACAACACAACAATGAGGATAATAACATGGCACAACTAAGTACAAAAATAAAATTATACGCAGCAGCAAATGGTGTTGCTAGTGTTGATTTTAGTTCTGATGTTATGTTGCAAGATGACAGTAATGGTAAAGGTGCGTATATCAAGGAATGGAATTTAGATATTGCTAAACCTACTGATACACAACTAGCATCATACGAAACTGCAGCAACAACAACAGAAGCTAACAATGTAGTAATTGCTACAAGAAAAGCAGCTTATGGTTCTTGGGAATCTCAACTAGAAGAAATCTATGATAATGGAATTGACAGTTGGAAAGCAAGAATTGCACAAGTTAAAACAGATAACCCAAAGAGTTAATATAAATGGCATATATAGGTAAGACACCAGTAATAGGAAACTTTCAAGTTTGTGATGCAATAAGTGTTGTAAATGGTCAAGCAGCATACACTATGCAAGTAGGTGGAGTTAATGTATCTCCAGAAAGTGCTAACCATATGCTAGTTAGTTTGAATGGTATTTTACAAGCACCAACAAGTTCATTCACAGTTAGTGGTTCTACAATTACCTTTGCTTCAAACTTAGTTACTGGAGATGTAATAGATTTTATTCAGATACTAGGTAATGTTTTAGACTTAGGAGTTCCATCTGATAATACAGTTTCACTTGCTAAACTAACAGCAACAGGAACTAAAGATGCTACAACTTTTTTAAGAGGAGATAATACATTTGCAGAAGCTGGTGCAGATGCAGACAATTATTTTGCAACAAGTGGATTATCCTCAAAAGATTTAGGAGTTGGACTTCATATTAAAACAGGAGACAGTGGAGTAACTTTAGCTAACACATCTTCAGATGAATTAATTATTGAAAGCAGTGGAACTGCTGGATTAGGAATTTATACAGGCAGTGGTGGTAATGGAGTTATTGATTTTGGCGATAGTGCTGACAATAATGTAGGAAGAATAATTTACAATCATAGTAGTAACATTATGACATTTACTACTGGAGCTGTTGAAAGATTTAGAGCTGGAGCAGAAGTTTCTGTAAATGATGGTGCTGCTGATACTGGAGCTGCTGTCTTTAAGGTTAAAGGAGCTCAAAATAATGATGTAGCAATCTTTGTTCACAAAAATACTTCTGGTTCAGAAACAATGTTTAGATTTAGAGATGGAGACCAAACAACTTGTGGAACTATTGGGATTGATACTGGTGGTAATTCTGTTTCTTATAACACTTCATCTGATTACAGATTAAAAGAAAATGTAAATTACAGCTTTGATGCAACAACAAGATTAAAACAATTAAAACCAGCTAGATTTAATTTTATTTCAAATGCAGATAAAACAGTTGATGGTTTTTTAGCACATGAAGTATCTTCTATAGTACCAGAAGCAATACAAGGTGAAAAAGATGAAATGGAAAAATACAGAGAAGGTGATATTATTCCAGAAGGAAGTAGTGTTGGAGATTTTAAACTTGATGATGAAGGTAATCAAATTCCTAAACATCAAGGTATTGACCAATCTAAATTAGTACCTTTACTGGTTAAAACAATTCAAGAACTAGAAGCTAGAATAACACAATTGGAGAACGCATAATGGCACTAACAAAAATAAATAATAATACACTTTCAGCAATTACTGGATTACCTGCTGGTGTAGGTGGTAAGGTTTTGCAAGTTGTTCAAAGCACAAATAAAACTTTTAGTAATTATACAGCAAATTCTTCTTTTAGAGATATTTCATTATCAGTAACTATAACACCATCTTCATCATCTAATAAAATTTTAATTAAAGGTCAAGTCACAGTTGGTATGGATAATGGTTTAGATCAAGGTTATGGAATAGGTTTAAGAATTTTAAGAGATAGCACAGCACTCAACTTACCATCAGTAGGTGGTAGTCAAATGACAACTTTTTCAGTTGGTACAACAGGATCAAATGATGATGATTGTATAACTGCACCTTTTGTATATCTTGATAGTCCATCAAGTACATCTGCAATCACATATAAAATTCAAGCACTTGGTAGAGATAGTAAAGCATTTGCAATAAATGGTCCAGGTGATTTAAATGATGATACAAACACAAATGCTAGAATAGCTTCAACATCTTCAATTATAGTCATGGAGGTATCAGCATGATTATAAAAGCAATATTAAAAATAAATCCAAATGCAAATGTTAGAGTTGATAATAACAATATAAATCAAATAGAATGGTTTGACACAACACCTATTCCTAAAGCTGACATAGAAGCTAAAATGGTAGAGGTACAAGCAGAGTATGATGCTAAACAATATCAAAGAGATAGAGTTTATCCTAGCATTGGAGATCAACTTGATATGCTATGGCATTCTATAGATCAGAACTCAGCATTAAAATCTCAATACTTTGATTTCTATGAAGCTATTAAAGCAGTTAAGGTAAAGAATCCTAAGAATGGCTAATCTATATAAAAACGCAGGGTTTGCAATAAGCACAACAGATCTTACAACTATCTATACAGTACCTGCTGGAAGAACAGCAATTGTTAAGAATATACAAATTAGTAATGAACATGCTTCAAACAATCTTGTAGAAGTTTCTGTAACTGATAGTTCAGCTTCAGCAACTTTTGAAGTATATCATAAAGATTTATCTTCTGGAGAAACAATTAATGCTGCTTTATCTTCTATTGTTTTAGAGTCAGAAGATATACTTAAAATACAAGTAGGAACAGTAGATACCATTGAAGGTATGGTTAGTTACCTAGAAATATTTGACGAAAAAAGTACATAATGAATTTGGTGCAAGTACCAACAAAACACATTGAAGAAGTCTGGCATATAGTAGTTAAAGATATAGCAGACGCACTAGCAAGATCTAATGGATATGCTTTGGCAGACCACATTAAAAAATGGATCTTAGAAGAAAAAATGCAGTTATGGATTTTATGGGATCAAGATAGTAAAGAAAAGTATTTTGGTACAGTAGTAACAGAAGTAATAACAAGACCATTACAACGATGTCTTAATATTAGAATTATGACTGGTAAGCATCGTGAAAAATGGCAACATTTAATAAAACATATTGAAGAATTTGCATGGCAAAACAAGTGTGATTTATTAGAGTTGGTTGCAAGACCAGGTTGGAAAAAAGTTTTAAAACCATTTGGTTATAAAGAAAGTCATATATTATTAGAAAAGAAAAAGGAGAACTAAATATGTCATCAGGAGGAGGAGGTCAAACAGTACAAAGTACTGAAGTAAACCCATATTCACCAGCAGAACCAGCATTGAATCAGATTATATCTGAAGCTGGAACTATATACGGACAAGGCCCAGGAGCAGCAGGATATGTTGCACCTACTACACAAACTATGCAAGGTTTGGCTGCTCAAGAAAATATTGCAGGTGCTGCAAATCAACAAATATTAGATACTATACAAGGTCAGTATAGCAATCCATTTTTATCTCCAATGATTGCTCAAGCTGGAAAAGATGTATATTCTAGTGTTGCAGGACAATTTAGTGGAGCTGGTAGAACACCTGGATCTCCTATGATGCAAAGTCAAGTAATTGGACAAGTTGCAGATAAAATGGCACCTTACGCATTTCAAGCATACAATGCTGAAAGACAAAGACAATTAGGAACAGCTCAACAAGTACCTAGCTTAACAGCAGTAGGTGGAGCTTTAGAAGATATACAAAGACAACAAAACATGGCACCACAACAATCATTAGCTCAGTACTATAATACTGTAGCACCGATTGCTTTTGGATTGCCAACACAACAAAACACACAACCAGCACCTAATAAAATGGGTATGGCTGCAGGTGGAGCTATGAGTGGAGCATCTATGGGTTATATGATGGGTGGCCCTACTGGAGCTATGACTGGAGCAGCAATAGGTGGACTTGGTGGATTATTAGGAGGACTATTATAATGAAATTAAAAGAACATATACCACATTTTGTAAAAGAACATAAAAAAGCATTAGCAATTGCTGTTGTTATTTTAATTATTGCAATAATTATATAAGGAAATTAATGCTATTAAACGACAAGTTTGAAATGCAAGGTGGTGTTAGAAATTACTTGGGTAAAACTGAGGAAGTTAAAGCACCTAAATATTGGAAGTCATCTAAAGACAGTCCATCAACTGAACTTGTTTATATTACTGATGAAGAAAAAAAATTATTATTAGAAGCTAATTTACATGACTCATTAAAAAATGGTAAACCCAATAAAGGTGCTAGTGGTCTTTCAAGTTTTGATGGTTGGGGTGATACAAACTCTGATGGAAGTTCTGACACAAGTGGTGGAAATGCAGGTGCAGAAGGTGGTCAAGGAAGTGGAAATTCTAACGATAGTTATTCAGGTGGTGGTGGTAGTTATACAACACCAACGCCAGATTTACCTCCAGGAGTAAGAGATAACAATGCAAGTTATGGAGATCCTGATCCACAAGTAGATGTTGATCCAAGAGACAGAGATAGTATTACAAGTTTTAAAGATAATTACGTAGCTAATGTAAAATCAAATCCAATGTATCTTGGTATAGGTGGTTTGCTACATACAGCTTATCAAACTGGTAAAGCTAAAAGTATGCTTTCAGATGTACCAGGTTATGAATTTTTAGATAATAATGGTACAGATACTCCAACAGTTCAACCAATTGCTGGAGGTGGAGATAATGGAAATACAACTGCTTTACTTGCTGCATCACCTTATTTAGTAAGTGGAGATACACAAGTTGAATCAGAAGCATCTAAATGGTATAACAGTATAGGAAATAACACTAAACAATTTAATTTTGCTAGTGCTTATGCAACTGCTAAAGAAAAAGTTTCACAAACATTAAACAATAAAGGGCCAATAGGAATGTTAGCTGTAAGTGACAGTCCATATTACGATTGGTTAAAAACAAATAAATTAGATAGAGGAATATTATAATGGGACTATTAGACATATGGAGTGATTGGAAAAGAAATAACCAAGGAACAGTCCAAGATGATTTTTCAGGAATGAATAGTGATGCAATGTCACCAAATTTAAATACAGCAGGTGGAATAGATAATCCTTCTTATAAAAGAAAAGAATCCCCATTAATTAAAAACCCTATATTTCCAGAAAAATATGTACCACCAGGACAAGGTAAAATTGTAATTAATCCAGACAGAACTAATAAAGTTTTGCCTAATGAAATACAAATGTTTAAACCTGAGAATCAACCACAAGGTACTCCTGTAGGTAAAGCTACAGATCCTATTACTCAAGGTGGAACAGGTGTTAAATTTGCTGAAGATCAAGGATTCTTATCTAAACTATCTAATATGGCAGGTGTAGATATGGATAAAGCAGCAGCTAATTGGAAAGACAAAGGTGGCTTTGAAGGACTTATGTCTAACCCAGCGTTCTCTTTAGGATTAGCATTAATGCAATCATCAGCTAATGGTAAAACTATTAACCAAGGTATCTTAGATAACTTTGTAAAATCTGCTAAAATATCAGCAGAATTTAAAGATAGAATTGAAGCTAGAAAACAAGAACCTATTCAAGCAACACAAGCTGACATTGGTGAAATGAAAGATATGTTAGGTAGATTTAAAATTGCAGAACCTAACATTTGGGAAAAAGGATTTAGTTTTCTTAAAGGTGAAGATGCAACAGCAGATTATGATAGAGCTGTAGAATCTATAGCAATTGAATATCAAAAACGTATTGCAAATGCACAATTAAATAACAAATCAGGTAAACCTTTAGTTATTGATAGCACTTTTAAAGAAAAAATACTTAAAGATATGTTAGATTCTAAAGAATTTAAAGAAAAGAAAGGTTGGTTTGGCCCATTTACCAAAGGAACTTTAGAACAAAAATCAGTATTTAGAGCACAAGGTGGCCCAGTAGATGCTGGTAAACCTTATGTTGTAGGAGAAAAAGGGCCTGAGATTATAATACCTACTTCAGATGGTAACGTACTATCTAATGATGACTCACAAATATTTAATATGCTATTAGCATCTAACCCACAACTACAGAAAGTATCTAAGCAAAGAGCTGAAAGAATTCTTAAAGCTAGATTCCCTGAATACTTTGAAGGATAATATATGAAAAAATTTATAGCTAAGAAAATTATAACTGGTGTAAGTAAAAAGTTTAAAGGAGTTCAAAAACTTCCTGCACAAAAAGCACCTACTAGATTTACATCTGTTATGAGTGAAGCTACAATTAAAGCTAACCAAAGAAAAGTTTTAGGTGATGTTCCTGAATTTATGGGATTATCTTCAAGAGCTACTGGTAGTTTAGCTGCTGAAAGTTTAGCATTAAAAACATCAAACAAAAAATTTTTTAGTACTTTAAAAACAGGATTAAAAAGATCTAGAGCTAGAACAGCTACAGGTATCAAAACTATTAGAAAAACTAAACCAGTATCTAAACCTGCAGTATTTAAAGCTAAATCTAAAGGTGCTATGAAAGCATATACAGAAGCAAATTTAAAATCAGAAAAAGTATTTACTAGAACTATGGAAAAGTTTACAGATAGAAGTAAATTAAGTCCATTTGTAATGAAAACAGCCCCAGCTAAAAAAGGTCTTAGAGAAGGTACTAAATTAAGACGAGAAGGACAAAGAATTATAGAACAAAACAAAAGATTAAAAAGAGAATGGGGATTCTAGTGTGGCTAATGATTTTAATCTTGAGGAATTTAAATTAAAAGACCCTGTGAGTAATATTGATGATGGACTTAAAGAGCCTGTCAAAGATAGTACTCCAGGGTTTTTTTCGTCTTTAAGAAATCCATTAGATCTTATGTTGGAAGAATCTATGCCAGCATCTCTATATCAATGGGCTACTGGAAATACTAAAAAGAAACAAGCTCAAGAAGCATTAGATTATATAAACAATAATCCACAAGAACAAGGTTCTAAAATCTATAAAGAAGCTGAACGTAAGTTAAATCGTTTTGGTTACTTATTAGAAGATGGACCAATGGATATAGACCTAAAAGAAATAGGTAATCTTGTTAAACAATCACCAGGTTTATTTGGTGCAGAAATGGTTAACATGATAGTTGCAGATCCTTATTTATTATTTATGCCTTTGGGTTGGGGTAGATTAGGTAGAGGTGTAGTTAACTCTCTACGAATGAAATACTCTAAAAATTTTCAAATTACTAAATCTGTATCAGAACTTGGTAAACTAAAAGCTAGTGCACAAGTAAAAGAATTAGCAAAATTAAGAGAAGCAGCAAAGTTAGACATGGCAGTTGGTAGTATAGCTACACTAGGTGTTCCCTTTGTGTTCTCTACATCATATCAATTAGGTGAAAAAGGTGAATTCTCAGGTAAAAGAACAGCTGCAGAAACAACTATTGGAGCAACAGCAGGAGCTTTGTTCTCAGTAGGTTTTGCAGGAATGGGAGCTATGGTTGGTAAGAATACTGGACTATCTCCTGAAAGAGTACAGAAACAAATGATTAGTACTCTTAACAAATATAAAAATTCAGCAGAAGCAGTTGAGTACACAGAGAATGGTACGTTTAGAGCTGTCGATGATATATTAAAAGATATAAGAAAAGAAGTAGGAGTCGTAATAGATGAAGCTGAGTTTGCAAGAATAGCTAATGAAGTAACATCATTTGCAAGACCTACAGTAGAAAGTGCTAAAGACATAGCAAAAAATACATTATTTAAAGCAGCATCTATTGGTGGTGTTGTAGGTACTGCACAATTTTTAACATCAGATGATGAAAAACTTATAGCAACAGCTAAAGGATTTGCAGGTGGTGTTGGTATTTATGCAGCAGCTAAAGCAGCAACAGCGTACTTTGGAAGAAGTAAAGCAGCATTTAATAAAGCAGAAACTCAAGTAGAATCTGCATTAGATGCAGCATCTTACAGTACTATAAAGTATAACTCATATGCACAAGAGTTAGCTAACAAAATTAAAGATACATTACCAGATCAATTAGATTCTAGACGTAAAGTATTTTATTATCTTACTGGTGCTACAGTAGATGAAAACTTTAGATTTAATAAAAATGTTAAAGCTTTTGATAAAGGTTTATTATCTGATGCTGAACTTAAAGCAGCAAATGATATTTCTAAAATATTTAATGAGTTCTATGAGATCTTCAATAAGCAAGGTGCTGGTATAGTTAAATATAAGAAATCTAATTACTTACCTTTACTTTGGGAAGGATATAAAAGTAAAACAGGAGAACTGTTTAGTTTTACTAATAAGTTTGAAACAGCAATTACTGGTGATAATCCTAGTTTTAGATTTAATAGATCAAGAGTATTTGAAGATATTAACCAAGGTTTAAGAATAGGTTATAAGATTAGACCAGGAATGGATGATCCTGCAGAGTTAATGAGATTGTATTTGCAATCAGCTGGTAAAGCATTAAGTACTCAGCAAGTATTAAACTTTTTAGAAACTAATTACATTGGTAGTGGTAAGAATATACTTACTAAACCTTTCCTTGCTAGAACAAGAAAACAAATAGCTTTTATAGATCCACAAGAAAGAATTAACTATAGTGAATTTAATCACCCATATTTTCAAGGTGAAAAAGGATTTACTCCATTAATACATAAAGGTATTGAACCTGCTTTAAGAATGGTATTTGATGCTACAAATGAACAACAGTTAATGTCTGCATTGTTTACTACTAACATGATGATGAAAAGACTAGCAGTAGGATTCTCGTTCTTTCATGCTGGTGCATTAGTAGAAAGTCTTTGGTTTGCAGGAGCTAAAATGAAAACTATAGGTAAGTTTTTAAGTCCTAAAACTAAACCAGAAGTATTAAAACAATTACAAGATCCAGGATATTATCTTACAGATTATCCTCATGCTATTAAACAATTACAACAACAAGGATTTAAAGACGTTGTAAGATTTGGTCAAGGTAGTGGTTTAAATATATCAATGCCTGAAGATATTGGTTATGATAGATTTTACCAAAACATTAGAGGTGTAGATACATTTCTTAAAAATCATTTTGGTATAAGTCAAAAAGGAAACATTGAAAGAACATTTAAATTCTTTGATAGAATTACTTGGGATAGAATATTTACTTCTGCTAAAATACATACGTTTCTTACATCTTTAAACAAAGGTGCTAACGCTATTAAGCCTGGTGACACTCAGGCAGAAATATATAAGAAAGCTCGTAGAGCAGCGCAGTTTACTAATGATGCATATGGTGGACAAAATTGGGCACAAGTTACTCAAAGAATAGAAAACGATTTCATTAAAAAATTAGCTCAAACTACATTAAATCCAGGGTCTAGAGGATATATGCAATTGTTATTATTTGCTCCAGACTGGACAATATCTAATGTAAGAATTATAGCTAAGTCATTACCAGGATTCGAAAGTGATCCACAAACTAGAAGATTATATCAATACTATTTTGCTAGAGCTGCACTTACTTATGCAGTAGCAGGATCTGCTCTAAATTATATGTTCTCAGGACATAGTATATTAGAAAACACAGATCCAACAAGAATTGACTTAGGGAATGGTGAAGTATTAACTTTCTCTAAACAACTAATGGAACCTTTTCATTGGATAACAGCACCACAATCTACTGGTCTTAAAAAGATTGGTTCTTTGCCTAGAACAGTTATAGAAGTCTTAACTAATAAAGATTATTTAACTACTAAGTATAGTCCAAATATGACTAGAAAAGATGATAGTGCTATTGAAAAAGGTTTAGCAATTGGTGGTCATGTGGGTAAAAGATTTTTACCTATTTGGTTACAACAAGCATCAGCTTCAGTAGAACAAGGTTTGCTTAAAGAAGGTCTATCTTTAGACTTAGCTGCAGACACTTCTGTTGATTTTGTATTAGGGCAATTAGGTCACCCTAGATATAAAGGGCCTAGATATACACAATACAAAACGAAAGGGTTAGTAAGGTCTCCTTACGAAACATTATTCTAATGAGTAGACATACAGAAAATACAGAAGAACTTCTAAAAGTTCATAATAGGATTGATCTTATTGATCAAAAACTGCACATCCTAGAAACCAATCATTTAGCTCACATTCAGAAAGATGTAGATAGAATTATATACATCATATCAGCTATTGGATTAGGTTTATTAGGACAGTTTTTATATCTTTTAACAAAAAATTTGTAATAAAAAGTTGTACCTTATTGACTAGATTTATTAGTTAAATAGTTGTAAAAACTTTAATATGCTTCGCAAATCAATACTTGTTATAAGTGATCAACACGCACCATATCATCATATAGATACTCTTGACTTTTTAAAAGCTATTAAGTTAAAGTATAAACCTGACTGTGTAGTTAACATAGGTGATGAAATGGATTGGCACTCAATATCATTCCATGATTCACATCCTGGTTTATATTCACCAAGTCATGAGCTAGTAGTAGCTAGAAAATTCCTTCAAGATTTAGAGAAGTTATTTCCTAAGCAACATATTATGGACTCTAATCATGGTAGTTTAGTTTTTAGAAAAGCTACTAGATATGGGTTACCTCATGAAATCTTTAAGTCATATAATGATATGCTTGGAGTTGGTAAAGGTTGGACATGGCACGATGATTTGATTATTAAAGCATCTAATGGTCAAAATATTTACTTCTGTCATGGTAAATTTAAAGACGTACTTAAAGTTGCACAACAATATGGAATGTGTACTGTCCAAGGACACTATCACACTTCATTTCAAAATAGATTATTGGAGCAATCCAAATGAACTACTTTGGGGTATGCAAGTTGGATGTTTAATTAATATGAAAAGTTTAGCTTTTGAATATAATAAATTACAAAAGTCTAGACCAGTAATAGGAACAGGAGTTATCATTGATGGATTACCAATATTAATCCCAATGGTTTTAGATAAAAATGGCAGATGGAATAGAAAAATTACCTAGAGGAATTAGAAACAAAAACCCAGGCAATATAAAGCTTGGTACTGATTGGGATGGACTGGCAGATGAACAATCTGATCCAGTTTTTTGTGTATTTAAAGAGTCTGTTTGGGGCATTAGAGCTCTAACTAGAATACTTTTAGTATATAGATTTCATCATAAAAGATTTACAGTAGAGGACATCATTGAAAGATGGGCTCCACCAAGTGAGAATGACACAGATGCTTATATAGTATTTGTTTGCAAGAAACTTGGCGTAAATCCTCAAGACAAATTAGATAACAGTATAGAAGATTATTTACCATTAGTTAAAGCAATTATACAAATGGAAAATGGTATGCAGCCATACGATGATGAGCTGTTAGTAGAAGGTATGTACAAAGCATGGGACGGATTCCCAACAGGTTCTAACAAGGTATATTAATATGGAAGGTAGCCTCAGTGAATTACTGGTTTACTTTCTGGTTAGTAGTTGGCTATGTAATGTTAATTCTATTTGGTGGGCCTAACCCAATAATATTTAGATAAGGGAGATTAAGATGTGGTTTAATTTATTATCCATGGGTATAAAAACAGCTAGTCATTTATACCAAAACAAACAACAAACAAAAAGATTGATGTCTGATGCTCAGCGTACTCATGCTGAGAAGATGGCAAGGGGAGATATTGAATATAAAGCGAAAATTATTGAGAGCAATGATCAAGGTTACAAGGATGAGTTTGTCCTTATTCTTATATCTATGCCTATCTGTTTATTGGCTTGGTCTATCTTTTCTGACGATCCAGAGATTCATACTAAATTAACATTATTTTTTGAATATTTTAATCAGCTACCATATTGGTATCAAGCTATCTTCATAGGTGTTGTAAGTGCTATATATGGTTTAAAAGGTGCTGATATTATGCGTAAGTCAAAATGAAGAAAGTTGAAGGATATTGCATAGGGTGTAATAAAGAAATTATACATACTCAGTCCTTTATTACTTTACCAAATAAAAAAATCTTATGTCCTAAATGTTATCAGAGCTCAGGAGCTCAATTACCTTTTTGGGATAAAAATAACAAACCAACATTTAAAAAATGAGAATATTAATTATATTATTACTAACTATAAGTGTGTCTTATGCAGACTCTACACAAACTAATGTAAGTGGATCAAACACTGCTATTGAAGGTGGATATACATCTACTGCTACTACTAATTATGCAACAGGAAGTTCATCAAACTCTACTACAAATAGTACATCAAATTCTAATATAAAATCAGCACCACCAACTGCTAATTCACCATCATTTTCAGCTGGATCACAAGACGTTTGTGCAACTGGAATGAGTGCTGGAGTTCAGACATTTGGTTTTGGAGTATCTGGTGGTAAAACTAATAGAGATATGAACTGTGAAAGAATTAAGTTAGCTAAAGTTTTATATGACTTTGGAATGAAAGTTGGAAGTGTAGCTTTACTTTGCCAGGACGAAAGAGTCTTTGAAGCAATGATTAATGCAGGAACTCCTTGTCCAATAGATGGCAAGATAGGTAAAGATGCTATGGATATTTGGAATAAATACGATTTTGAAAGACCAGATTATAAAACATATGTTAAACGTATGGAAAAAAGAGAAGTAATAGATAAGTCTATTCAAATAGAAGTATTACAAACTATAGAAACTCAACCAATACATAGTAAATGATTTGGCTATTAGCAATAGTAATAGGAGGATGTTATGCGATACACAGCGTTAATAAGTTTGCTGATTATATTAATCCATACAACTTCCATAAAAAGTGAAGTTATTACAACAAATAATTTACTTGATAAAAACTTTGATAATGGATCTTGGACAGGAACTGCCGATGGTAGGCATGGTTCTAATGTCATTGCTTCTGAGCATGATACTTATATCCAATCTGATAATATAAGTTTAAAGAATGACGCAAATTTAACAGAATTACAAATACAAAATGGTTATACAACTAATCATGAATTTGAATATTGGCATTGGAATACATATGATTCTAGTGTTAAATCTACAGTAACTATAACAGGAGCAAATGGTGAAACAACAACACAGATTAGGAATTATAATAGTAGTAGCTGTGGCAGTTTTAACTGTGGTGATTACGTCACTGGCAGTGATACTTATACTGTATTTTCAAATTTACAAACCGACTATGATTTATCAGTTCGATATGATTTTACAGATTCATCAAATGCTACAGAGAATCATTATGGGGTCGATCTCAGAGAACCTTCCCTCACTGTAACATACGAGTCAGATCCTTTTGTTTTAAATGAAGATATTAGAGATGAGATAAAAAATGTGTTGGAAGAATTTAAACCAGAAAAAGAATTTATAGTTAAAGAAGAATTTAAGTTTGTAGAAATTAAAACTGAACCTAAACCAATGGAAGAACCAAAGGTTATAGAACAATATAAAACTGAACCTAAAATAGAGAAAGTTTATAATGAAAAACCTAAAGAAGAAATTAAATCAGAAACTAAAGTTGTTGATAAAATTACTGAAGAATACAAAAAAGAAGTATCTACAGAAGTTACTGAACAGGTATCAGATAATGCTAAGAAAGAAGTAATAAAAAAAGATACAGATAAGAATGATTCTAAAAAGGTAGTTAAGAAAGATTCTAAAGAAGAAGTTAAAAGTAAAGTAAGCTCTACAAAAACTAAAACAAGTAAAACAAAATTAGATGTAATAATGACTAAAGTAGACGCACAAGTTAAAGACGCATCTAAAAATTTAAACATTAAAAACATTATTAAATTAGATGCTATGCAGAAAGATTCAGTATCATTGGTAGAGTATAACAATACAGAGTTCTATAAATCTAAAGATATATATTTAGACCAAATAGCTATATTTGATAATAGATCTATTTATAAAAACTTTGATTTAGTAAAATACAGGAACAACGATATTATAGGAATTAAGAATAGAACATTACAAGAACTAAACATAAACAAACAGAGAATATTAATAGAACTTAAGGAGCTTAAGAATGGATAAATTAAAAAATAACATTGGTGTAATTATGGTAATAATAGGACTCATTGGTTCTACAGGTACATTTTACTCTAAGTTTGCTACAATGGAATTAAAGATAGAACAGTTGTCTAATGCTACTGCACCAGATTTAACTGGTATAGAAACTAATAGTTTTGGATTAATAGATTTAGATAAAAATATATCTATTCTAGAAAAAGAAATAGAATTGCTGAAAGTACAATTGCAAGAACTAAAAATAAACTCATCGAATCCATTATCTCAATAGTCTCTTTCTATTATCATTTCGATAAAGTGTATAGCTTTAAGTAAATCATCTTTACCACCTTTGTCCTGGTGCCTAATAATATACTTAATTGCACATCCTTCTGGAAATAGAAGTTTGTTTTCTACTACAAATTTGCTTGGTTGAATTTTATATTTTTGGTAGTGATTACCTTTAATTTGTTTGTTCCAAACCTTAGTCATTGAATGTTAACCTAAACTTTCCTTTATGTTTATATTTTTTACGTGGTTTACTTAATACTTTTTCTTGATCATTTCGCATAGCATAAAGATCTAACTTCATAGCTTCGGTAAATTTACGAGTAGCTTGAGAAGCATCTATTTCTGCATAAGAACATATAGTTCTAAAGTCTACAGAATCACTAGTAAGCCACTGTATAGCTTCACGCTTATCTATAATATGATACTTGTATACACCATCATACATAGCGTCATGTATAGCTTGATTTATAATAGCTCTAAACAACCTAATCTGATTGTTGCTCATTAATAATTTCGTATGTCATACGTTGATCTACAGTTTCTGCTTGTTCCCAAGTTAAACTTTTAGAATCTAAAGAATTATGTATTTTAATAGCTTCTTCATCTGAGTCAGCTTTAATAATAACTTCTGCAAAAGCAGGAAGTATAACCCATCTTTTAAACTTATAAATCATATAGTATTTTTACGTCTACTAGCTTCTAATGTTCTAAATAGATCTATAATAAGACCTTCTTTATCACGTTTGTTTTCTAATGTAGATGCTGTAACTTCTGCATCAAACAATTCTTTAACAGCATTGTTGTAAGTATCGGAAGCATAAAAAGATTGTTCTTTAGCAGATATACTTTTATCTTCTGAGTTACCTGTAATGTGTAATGCTTTCTTTCTTTTTAATAATCTATCTAAATATTTTACATTAGCATTTGATTCAGCGTTACTTTCATCTGTATCTGAAAGAAATTTTAATGCATCTTCTAATCGTTTTTCAGTTATCATTGAACCCATTCTCCTTTTATTGATTTGCAATAGTGTGCCCAGACTATATGATTTTTATACAATACTCTACTCTTAATTTTATTAGTTGTAACTATTTCCATAAATTTGTCTTGGCACTTTTGTCCTTCAACTAAAATAGTTGGAACTCTTTCTGTTTGTCCATTAAGTAAAAAAATAAATACAAATATTATTTTCATAAAGTCCTTAAATTAAAAAGGCACTACTACGGTGAACAACCTTGATACCGTAGCAATGCCTAGTTTTCTAACTCGAGGGAGATAAGAAATTGTTAAAATGGTACATCGTCTTTTAGTATCTCATCGACACTAGAAGCTTTTGCATCTAATACTTTTCTAACTAAGTTATCTATTTGTTGAAACTCACTATCAGTTGGTACTTTGCCACCTGACATATAAGATCCAATAAGATTACTCATAGTTAATCTATACTTCTCTGAAAATTGGTCCGAAGTATTTCTTACTGAATAAGAAGTGTTTGCTGTATTAGCAGAGTATGTAGCGTTAACTGCAGGAGTTGATCCTGAATTATCTGATACTTCACTTAAACATTCTATTCTAGATGCTGTTTGATATTGCTTACCAGTTTTACTTGTTCTAACTGGCTGTGCATCAATTTTTAGTCTTGCTCCCTTTGGCCATCTTGATGAGCCTAAAGCTTCACCATATACAGTCATGTCTGTACCATCATCTTTAGTGATGTAGACAGTAACTTGACCATCTTCTTTCTCAAATGCTTTTTTAAATGAGCATTCAAATGTTTCGTGTTCCATGTTTGTTCTCCTATTTATTTGTTTTATTATTTTTCCAAACTTTTGCATTAGTTCTTATAACCTATTTAAAGGCTTCTTGCCAAACCTTTTTTGCAAATATTCTAGATGGCTCATTATCTGATTTACCCCATCTAAAGTTATCCATAGTTAATGGAAACATTTTAACTATGTCCTCTTTTGTTTTAGCAATATCCAAGATATGTTCTATATGTTTCATAGCTTGTATAATGGTCTCTAAATGACCCTCTCTGCCCTCCATATCCACGCTGTAAACGTCTTTATAAGAACAATACAGCAATGCAGTCGGTTTATTGAAAAGGTCTTTGTACAGAGCTTGTTGACGCAAATCAGCGTCTTTTGGGTACCATCTGCTATCAATAGCACCAGATTTTAGTCTTTTTATGTAAGCAGTAGCTTTAGTATCTATGATTACATCATCAAATTCGAAGTCAGTAACACCTTTAACATCAAATTTTAAGCCATATTTTTCGCCAGGCGACACAATTTCTTTTTGATAAGAAATAATTTTGCCAAACTGAGGTAGTTCTTTAACAAACTGATTAGCAATTATACCAGACCAAAGGCATTCGTCATCTGACTCATCACCTTTTAATTCTATGTATTTGGTTTTTGCAATATCTATGATAACTTCTTCATCAGTGATTTGGTTTTGCAAAGCGTGTTCTGCTGTAGCTTCAGCAGTACTGCCCATTATCATTCTGGCGTTAGCTTCAGAACTAAAATCATACAAGTTATTAATTATCCAATAAGGTGGAGAATCAATAAAGCTATTAGTTTTAGAAGCACTATGTCTATATTCAATGTTCATGTTTATCCTATGGTTAGTTATATTCAAAAGTATTGTAGTTCATCTTATAATGTATCTTTAGATATATTAAAAGGTAAAAGAACTGTTAATAATAGCAGAGAATACAAGATATATAATCTATGTATTTTACTATCCTGGCTATTGCACCCTACACAAGTGTACGGGTGTAAGAGCATTATTGCTCGTTTGCATAATTGTAAACCAAATAGAGTTTATAGATTATATAATTTATACAATAAAAACGAAAAATTTAAATCTTTCGTTGATAAAGCTTTAGAAAATTATAAAATAAATTATGCGTCAGATTGAAAAACCAGAGCTTATTTCTACTATTTTAGACAAGCGTAAAGTATGGTTAAACATACGTGAATCTCGTTTAATGTATATGTTTCATCGTAAACTTATATCTATAGAAGAATATGAAGCTGGTTCTCGTTATCGTCTTATGTGTGAACTTCAAGGTGGTGGTACTGGTAATGTTCTAAAAGAACGTATTGATAACAGTAACACAGACTTTATTACATCATCTCTTGGTGCTGCATTAGCAGTTAAAGATGTTGATGATGAAATAGGAAAACGTCTTTCTGTAATTATGAAGTTGTTTTGTCATTTTAATTTTGGTATAATTGAAATAGCATATCATTTAGGTATGTCAGAACGTAAAGCATCTAACCAAGTACATGAAGGGCTATCTAGTTTAGCAATATATTATGGCTATAAAAAAGTGCACAATACTATCAGAGGACAAGGTACAAAGAATCAAAGACAAAGAGTACCTAAAATGGGTAGCGTCTAATCCATGTATTCTTTGTCAGAACACACAGTCTCAAGCTCACCATATAACTTTTGCTATGCCTAGAGGTTTTTCACAGAAAGTTGGAGATCAATTTACTGTACCTCTTTGTTATCCTCATCATCATTTATTACATACAAATGGTATGAGTGAAAAAGATTTTTGGAAGAAATTAGACATAGATGCTGTTGATATATGTTCTAAATTCTATAATCATTACCACGATATGTGGAAGAATAAGAACTTTTTTTATGATGATTCTATGCTTTGGCGTACAGTTTATGATGAACTTGTACCTAAGATACAGAATAACATTGATTTTCTACTGCAACCCAAATAATTAATACAGATATCCTCACTAGAAGTACGCACATATGAATAAATTATTAAAGTTTCCCAAAAAATCTAAGAAGAATTATTCTGAAACATTTTTAGATAATGTTAAACCAGAAGCTATTGGCGATTTTATTAAACGTCAAAATCCTGATATGTGTATTAGAGCTGCAGACGCAATGGCTCTAGCTATCATTTACAGTACATATCTTCAATTAGTTTTTGATGAAGAAGGTCACAATGTTCCAGATAACATTATGGACGCTTTAGAAGAAAACGATAGATCAACTTTTATATGGGCTGCTGATGGTAAAGAAACGCTTCACTAAAAAGAAAGTTACTTTTTCTAAAGATTCTCATACATTACCTTATGACAAATACAGAGTTGAGTGGGTTGACTGTGTAAGTGATTCAGGTTGGGCTGAGCACAAAGAATTTACTAACATGAAACTAGCACATCCAGTAAACGAAGGATGGCTATTCTCTAAAGACAAACATTCTATTAAATTGTTTGCAGCATATATTGAAGAAGATGGATCTTATACTTATGGAGATCGTACTAATATTCCTACATCTTGGATTGTAAAGATGACTAAAATCTAACCTACTCCTCCTTGGGCCTTTATCTAGTATAGGTACACTTACAGAATCTTAAACTAGAAATACCATTGTAAGTTTACAAGTCCGAATAAGCAGGTTAAATTAACAAGCCAGACAGTCTCCCATCTGGCTCTATCTATTTTAATAGTCAATGACTGAAGGTTAATTCCCATATCCATTGCCTTTCATATTACCCTGACTGCAGTTAGGATATTTGCAGATCTATTTATAGAATTCTTAAATACCTTTTGTAGAATACATATCATTAATATTATCAGATTCTTTTTGAGCTTCTGTTTTTAATGGGTCTGTATATACTTCTTCTACTTTAATTGTAGAGTGTTCTATTATACGTTTTCTAGTAGCTGTTATCTCAGCTTTAACATGATCTTTAGCGTGTTCTAATACCTGAATTAACTTTGGAAAGTTAGTTGGGTATATACCATATATACTTAGATCGTTAATTGCTGTTGCTACTCTTTGTAGTCCTCTTTGACGTTTTTCTAGTCTCAGAATCTCGCTGTCTGGCATTATCATTTTCTTCCATCTCCTTTATTGTACGTTTTAATTTATCTATTTCTAATTGCTTTCCAGCAAGTAACATTTTAAGTGCTCTTTCATCCATGGTCTCTTACCTCCGTTAAGTGTGTGTCTAATTGTTGAGACAATTCTTCATATTCTACAATCCATTCTTGTAAAATCAAGGAATGTTTATCATGTAGAAAACCACATTCTATAGCATTACTAAGTACTGCAACAGATTCTTTGGCATCAGATAACTGATTTACTAAATTATCTATTTCATATTTTTTTGACTTATTTTTAGATATAACTTCTAGATGTTCATCTTTAAGTTCTGTCATTTTTGCATCTCCTCTATAGCATCTTTTGCTGTATTTAATTTATCACTTA